CGCCGACAACATGGTTTATGCGCCGGATCGCTCATGGGCCGACATGGTGATTAACCAAGTGTCTGTGTTTCCGCGCGGCGCGCATGACGACTTGGTGGATTGCGTGTCGATGGCGGTTCGTTATCTCCGAGACACCGGATTCGCCCTCAGGCGCGAAGAGAGCGCCATCGCAAGAGAGGACGATATGCTTTACCGAGGCCAGTCTGATACAATGCCCCTATATCAAGTATGAAACAGGAACTTTCTCTTACTTATCTTCGGTCTGTTCTGGACTACGATCCAGCGACAGGCGTACTCACTTGGAAGAATGGATCAAGGTGTGGATCAATTGCCGGGTGTATTCAAAAGAGAGGGTATAGGACAATTGGCTTACGTGGCGTTGAATTTTACGCTCACCGTCTTGTTTGGTTTATGATTCATGGCCGGTGGCCGATTGGTATAGATCACATAAATGGCGTTAAAGCAGACAATAGAATTTGTAACTTAAGAGAAGCGACTCAATCGCAGAATATCGCCAATAGTGGAGCCAAGTCAGCGTCTGGTCTTAAGGGCGCATATTATCATCGTAAAAAAGGGAAATGGTATTCTAGAATACTAAAACAGCATCTTGGATATTTTGATACGAAAGAAGAGGCTCATTTAGCTTGGGCTAAGATGGCTAAAGAGACTCATGGTGAATTTGCGAGGATCGAATAGTGGCTATCCGCAGCAATAGCCTGCCACTCACCGATGATCCATTCGGGCAAATAACGCCTCCACGTCCGCTATCGCTGGTCTCAGATACAAACGTCAAAATCACCGACGATGATGTCATCACGGTCGAGAACGCCGATGGCTCCGTCACTATCGATCTGAATCCGGAGCATGAGGATGCGGGTCCGGACGATACTGACTTCAGCCGCAACCTTGCTGCCGACATGGATGCGAGCGAGCTGTCCAGCATCGCCTCGGACATCATGGAAGGTATTGATCGTGATGAACAATCGCGCAAGGAGTGGCTCGATACTCGCGCCTTGGGTATCACGCTGCTCGGTCTCAGGCTGGAGAAGCCGCGCACAGACGCCGGGACATCTTCTGCTCCGCTTGAGGGCATGTCGGTTGTCCGTCATCCGGCGTTGCTTGAAGCAACGGTTCGCTTTCAGGCAACGGCCAGGGCCGAGCTTTTGCCAGCCGCTGGGCCGGTCAAGGTGCGCAACGATGCGACGGTCCCACCGAAAGAGGTTCAGCAGACCAATGCAGCGCGCGATCTTGCCGATAGCCTGCAGGGCAAGGATGAACTAGCCCAGGCGCTTGAGCGCGACATGAATCACTACCTGACGGCGATTGCGACGGAATACGTTCCCGATACCGATCGCATGCTGTTCTACATCGGTTTCGGTGGCGACGGTTTCAAGAAGGTTTACAACTGCCCGCTGCGGCGGCGGCCAGTATCGGAATCAATCGATGCCGAAGACTTGATTATCTCCAACGCGGCGACCGATATCCAGAACTGCGGGCGGGTTACGCATCGCATCAAGATGCGTCGGTCGATTCTGCGGCGCATGCAGATCCTCGGTGTCTATCGTGATGTCGAGCTAAGCCTGCCGCAGAATCCGTTTGCGGATGAGGTCGAAAAGAAGAAGCAGGAGCTGGCTGGCGTTAAGGCCCCGACTAGGCCAGAGGACCAAGATTATACGATTTATGAAGTTTACTGCGAGCTCGATCTCAATCAGTTTGCGCCGGATGAATTCAAGGATAAGGGGCTGCCGCTGCCCTATCGTGTAACAATCGAGAAAGACAGCAAGCAGGTTCTCGATATCAGGCGTAATTGGGAAGAAGATGACGATCAGTGCTTGGCAAAACAGTTTTTCGTGCAATTTCCCTTTATACGTGGACTTGGTTTCTATGGCCTTGGTTATATTCATCTACTCGGTAACTCGACGAACGCGCTGACCGCGGCGTGGCGGTTGATGCTCGATGCCGGCATGTTTGCCAACTTCCCCGGCTCGCTGCACGCCAAGAGTGCCGGGCGGCAGAATACCAATACATTCCGCGTTGCTCCGGGCACGAGCCAGCCATTCGACATCGGTGCGCTTGACGATATCCGCAAGGCGATCATGCCGTTGCCATACAAGGAAGTCGGGCCGTCATTCACCGCCTTCACACAGCATATCGAGGAAGTTGTCGCTCGACTCGGCAATACCGCCAACACCCAGGTTGGGGAGGGCAAGCAAGATGCGCCGGTTGGGACTACTCTTGCACTTATCGAACAGAATTCGAAGGTTCTGGACTCGGCCCACAAGCGGCTCCATGCTGCCCAAGCCGAAGAGTTCCAGCTCATTAAAAAACGCTTCCGTGAAGATCCTGAAGCCTTCTGGCGACAGAACAAGCGGCCAACGATCCCGTGGAAGAAAGAACAATTCCTCGAAGCACTGAATAACTGTGAGTTGGTCCCGGTCGCCGATCCGAATAACCCAACGAGTCTGCATCGCATTGCCAAGGCGATGGCGATCAAGACTCTGCAGCAGGCGAGTCCAGATCTCTATGATCCGATTGCTGTTGATATGCGCATCATGCGCATTGTTGATATTGACCCGGAGGGCCTATTCCGGGCTACTCCTGCACCACAACCGCCCGATCCGCGTATGGTGGCCATCGGCCAAAAAGCACAGGCCGAGCAGGTCAAGAGCCAGATCGCTCTCCTTGAAGCGCAAATCAAGGCGAAGTCGCAGGAGGCAATCCTTCAGGACAAGGCTGCCGACCGGGCGTCCCGCGAGAAGATCGAGCAGATGAAGATCGAGCTGGAAAAGCTCAGGGTCATCGAAGAGCATATCATCCATCAGTTCGATCAGCAGCGCATCGAAGCGCAGACGCAGCATAAGATGCAGCTCGATCAGGCAACGACGCAGCAGAAGATGCAGTCACAGCAGGCGCAGGCACAGCAGAAGATGCAGTCGAGCGCGGCGCTCAAGGCCATTGATGTCGGCATGGAGACGCAGCATCACCGGGCCGAGATGCAGCGGGCCGACGAAAGCCACAAGGATGCGATGGACAGGAACGCCGAATTGCACAAGCAAAAGCTTGAACACACCAATGAACTTGCTCAAGCGAAGAAACAGGCTATCTTGAAAGCCAAACCAAAGGACAAGTAGTCATGGCGAAGCCGGCACAGAATGTCGAGAAGTGGGGTCGCGCGACCGCAAAAGAACGCTATGGCACACCGGACGCCAGCGGGGTGACGCCGGCCAAGAGTCAGCAGCCACCGCAGGACCCAGAGGACAAGCACGGCGCTAAATATGACAACGATGCCAGCGGCTGGGTACGCGGTGTCGGCAGTCCATATCCGCACTTCGATACGCACAAATCAGGGAGCAAGTGATGGCTCATCCATTCGCTCAGCATAAGGCTCATGCCACGTCGAAGAAGCGTGTCGGCCACGTCATGAAGGGTCAACCGCATGCGGATGCCGCGGCTGACAAGAAGCTGTTTCAGGATCTGATGGCCCAGCAGGCGGCTGGTGGTGGCGACGAGCAGATGCCGCCTCCCGGTATGAAATCTGGTGGCCGTCTCGACAAATATGCCCGCGGTGGCAGAACTAAGGATAAGGGTGCCACGCGAATCAATATCGTGAATGTCGCTCCGGGAGATAAATCCTCCCCCGGTGTTCCCGGCGCGCTTCCAGGAGGTCCCATGCCTCCGCCTCCCGCACCTCCTCCAATGGCTGGCGGTCCACCCGGACTCCCACCGGGCGGACCTCCTGGGCTTCCACCGAAACCTCCCGGCATGATGAAGCGTGGGGGCAAGGTGAAGGGCTTCGCGCGAGGCGGCAAGCTCGGTATGACTGCCGGGGCTGAGAGCGGCGAGGGCCGTCTGCAGAAGGCGAAGAAGTACAACGCAAAGTAATGGTGCAAACCAGATTCCACGCGCTGCTGCGCGCCAAGATCGAAGAGACCATAGAGGCGCGAGCAGGCAGTATCGCCTCCGGTCAGTGTGCGGACTACGCGGCTTACCGGGAAAATGTCGGTTTCATCAAGGGCCTCATGGATGCCCTCGCACTTGCTGACGAAATAGAAAAGGAATACGAGTGATGGGTGTTGTAGTACCTCATAAGGCGATTGACATTGTTGCCAATGCGAAAGACCCGAAGAAAGCGATCATCGATTTCGTCGGTGATCTGTCCGGCCACTACGTCCTTTCAAACCGAGTTCTGGTCGCCACCTACATGCGACCGGAAAAGACCAAGGGCGGCATCATTCGCCCCGATGCGAACAAGGAAGAGGATGTTTGGCAGGGCAAGGTCGGCCTCGTCCTCAAGTGGGGCACAGCTGCCTTTCAGGATGACGCGGAATACCATTTCGCCGATGCAGACAAGGTGCAGGTCGGGGAGTGGGCCGTCTACAACGTGGTCGACGCCAGAAGCCTCATGGTTAATGGATTTCCTTGCCGGTTGCTGAGGGATGCCAGCATCATGATGAAGGTGGATGACCCGAATTCAATCTTTTAGCGGAGGGGTATATGCCGCGACTACGCCAACCGACAGCCAAGAAGGAAGAGCTGTTCGATTCAGACGCCGCTACACCGGCTGCCGAGGAACAGGAAAAGCCGGTCAAAGAGGCGGCTGTCAGCGAAACTCCAGAGCCATTTGAACAACCCCAGGAATCTCCGCCAGCTCCCGTTGTGGAAGAGCCGACAATCGATGACGCGGCAGCCGCGCTCAAGAAGCAAATTGAGGAAATCAGGCGCAACGAAGCCCGCCAAAGGGAGCAGGTCGATGCTCAGTGGAAGCAGAAGTTCGACCGCCTTGGGGCCGAACAAGCGATTAAGGACATCAGCAATCAGCGGGACAGGCTCAAAGCCGAGCGGATGGCGCTTGAGGGCAGCCACTCAGCCGCGAAAGCGACGGTAGAGAAGGCAATGTCCGACCTGCGCAATGCCGAGAATAGTGGGGATGCGGACGCCAAGATCGAAGCGATGGGCCGGCTTGTGTCGGCGCAGACAGATATGGGGAAGTTTGAATCCGGTATTGCCGAGATTCAGGCCAAGCGACGTGAGTTGCGAGACGAGCGCGACAAGCTGAGAAAGGCTGTGCCGGAGCAGCCAAAGGCACAAGAACAGCCGCAGAAAAGGACGATCGAGGGGGTTACCGCAAACTTGCCTGCAGCGGAAGCCGAGTGGGTTCGACAGCACCCCGAGTACATCGAAGACGACAGAAAGTATGGCTATCTCGTTAATGCTTCGCAGATTGCCTATAACGAGGGG